AACAAATAAAGGAAATTTATAAAGAAAGCCTCAAATCCACCAACTCAGATGAGAAAGTGTTTGTAAATGGCTTTTTTATTTCAAAAAAACTACTTACTAACAAAGAAGATAGAACTTGCCCCGCTTGTTTTGTTTACTCTTTTGACCAAAAAGACGATGTTTATATGAACAAGTTTGATTGTTGTTATAGATGTTACTTGAAATTTGTAGAGGGCAAAGAAGAAAGGTGGCTAAATTTAGACAAAAGAGTTGATTTTTTATCTAAGTATTATGCTCAAGGAGAAAAATAATGGCAACAGCATTAGAGATTGTTAGAGGAATTTCACAAGTATTAGCTAACTCATACGATGGGGCACTTGATGAAAATGGTGACCCAATCAAAATTGGTCTTAGAAGAGAAGAAGAAGTAAAGATCACAGATAAAAGAGTTATGGATGGTTTTGGATGCAAAATCTTGGGAGATCATCTTATCCTTACTTATCAGGCAGATTATCAATTAAAAGAAATTCATCAAGACAATCAATTTGAAAGCGATATCGCATCTATGGTTGAAAAAATCAAAAGCTTTATTGTCAAAGAATATAAAAAAGTTACCGGAGAAAGCCTCTCTCTTTCAAAGTTTGGAGAAATTGACATTCTTGTTCAGCCAATTTCTAGGCTGAGAAATGACGTTAGAGCAATCCAGCATTACAAAATTGGTGGAATGCCGGGAGTTATTGGGCACGACAAGGTTGATAGAAATGAAGATAAGCAAATCAAAGATCTAGATTCCGCAATCAAAACATTTATGCAAACAGCTAAAGACTCCTATGCAGGTGCCAAGAAGCCTAGCAACTATTCTTCTAAAGATGAAGGTGGTCAAACTCTTAAGGATTTATATAAAGTATGATTACAAGAGAACAAATTGAAAAAGAAGTTAGAGCGGCAATAGAAGAGTCAGAAGAAATGAACGAGATTGGTGGCGTTCTAAGAGGAATGTCAAACGCACTCCAACGTCTCAAGGGGACTCCAAGCGGATCTCCCGCAGCACCTACTGAAACGGAACCCGCAGCAACAGAGCCAGAAGAAAAAACGGGTGGTCAGCTTGAAAAAGACACGCCAGTTTCTATTATGAAAAAGCAGAAAGATGTTGTTGTTGGACAAGGCGGTCAAAAAGAAACGCCGCTTGTTATGCAGATTCAGAAGATGGGCTTAAGCCAAAGCACCGCACAAGCAATTGCTAAGAGGGTTGGAGAATACTTGAAGCAAAGAAAGATACCAATTGCTGAAGTTTTGCAAAAATTAGAAGCTCTTTATGAGCAAGAAATAAGCCTTCCTAGCCAAGATAGCAAGGAAGACAAAGAAAGGGCTTCGCAAATAAGACAGCGTTTTGGTACAGATTTTGAGGAAACTAGAGGCCGGATTGCACAGCTAGAGAAAGAATTAGAAGCAAAACAAAAATCTAGTGACCCATTCAAAGACCAAGCAATTAGAATGATTCAACAAGACTTGGCAAAGGAAAAAGAGAAATTAGAGGACTACGAGAATCAGCTTGGAGATTTAAAAACTTCAGCGGCTGAAAAGGCAAAAGAGAGAGGAGAACAAAGAGTTGCAGCAAGGTCTCAAATAAGAACTATCGGTGCAAAATCTGGAGTGATTGGTAAAATCATAACTCGCTTTGTTGGCGACAACCAACAGTTGCTAAGAAAAGACGCTGGTCTGAAAGTTGCCCTAGAAGATCCAAAAAAGTTTGCTGAAATGGTCAAGAAAATTAGAAAAATGCTTGCAAGACAATTACAAAGAAGAGGCTATGAAGCATCACAAATCCAAAGCTTACTTGAATCTGTTGAACCAGCACTTACTTTATTGAGAGAACAAAGGCTATGATATGGCTGGATATCAATTATCAAAAAAGCAAATAATCCAAGAAATTATCAAATGCGGTAAAGACCCCGTACACTTTATCAACAATTATGTAAAAATATCACACCCCCTTGAGGGGCAAATACCTTTCAAAACCTACGACTTTCAGTCAGAGGTTCTAAGAGATTTTATTGATTATCGTTTCAATATCATTCTAAAAGGTAGGCAGCTTGGTATTTCCACTATTGTTGCAGCTTACGTTGCTTGGATGATGGTTTTTCACAGAGATAAAAACATTCTTGTTATTGCAACAAAGTTTGGTACCGCAACAAACTTGGTAAAGAAAGTAAAAAGTATGATAAAGAACTTGCCAGATTGGGTAAGGATCGCAGATGTTGCAATTGACAATCGTGCTTCATTTGAACTTTCTAATGGCTCGCAAATCAAAGCATCGTCAACTTCAGGAGACGCTGGTCGTTCCGAAGCTCTTTCTCTTCTCGTTATTGACGAGGCAGCGCACGTTGATGGGCTTGATGAACTTTGGACTGGTTTGTACCCAACTCTATCAACAGGGGGTCGTTGCATTGCTCTTTCAACCCCCAACGGTGTTGGTAACTGGTTTCACCAAACGTATGTAGATGCAGAAGCAGAGGATAATGACTTTAAACCAACAAAACTGCCTTGGGATGTTCACCCTGAACGTGATAAGGCTTGGTTTGACAAAGAGACAAGAAATATGTCTCGTAGGCAAATCGCCCAAGAGCTTGAATGCAATTTCAACACTTCTGGAGAATCTGTTATACACCCGGACGATATTGTGTGGATGGAAGAAAACACATTGTGTGAGCCAAAATATAAAACAGGATTTGATAGAAATATGTGGATATGGGAGCCATATGAGCCGGGATGCACATATGTTATGGTAGCTGACGTTGCGAGAGGTGACGGAAGAGATAATTCTGCATTCCATATTATAAACGCAGATAGGATGGAACAAGTAGCAGAATATCAAGGCAAGCCAAATTTGGATATGTATGCCAATTTTCTAAATCAAGTAGGTAGAGAATACGGCGAGTGTCTAATCGTGGTGGAAAATAATAACATTGGCTTCTCAGTTTTGGAAAAGTTGTCTAATGAATATTATTATCCTAACTTATATTATTCTGTAAAATCAACACACGAATATGTTGAGCAAGTAATGGCAGAAACACAATCTAATACTGTTGCTGGTTTTACTACGTCTATGAAGACAAGACCACTAATTATCGCTAAATTAGAGGAATTCGTAAGGAATAAACTAATTACTCTGCGCTCTTCACGCTTGACAAATGAATTGAGAACTTTTATTTGGAATAACGGTAGAGCAGAAGCGATGCGTGGTTACAACGACGATTTGACTATGAGTATTGCAATTGCTTGTTGGGTAAAAGATACAGCATTATCAACCAATGAGAGAGCAATGGAATATAACAAAGCGTTTCTTGGTTCTATGATGACATCAAAAACATCGCTAAATACGACAATACCGGGAATGAAAGGCTATAAAGAAATAAAAAACGGTGATAATATAAAGCAGCGACAAGAATTTAGTTGGCTTTTTAAAGGATAAGATAAATGGCAGATCAAAGAAAAAACCCAAGAGAGGCAGGCTCTCCACTATTCAAAAAACTCACACGTTTATTTTCCGGTCCAATTGTAAACTATCGTGCCCAAACTCCAAGACAACTTAGGAGAGGGCAACTCAACAAATACGACTTTACTTCTGCTAGCGGAATGTCATTCAAAAAAGCTTCTTATGAGCCAATGAGTGGATACCCAATGAATTCAATTATGGGTAACATCAGCAGAGCAGAAAGATACGCAGATTTTGAGCAAATGGAATATATGCCGGAATTGGCTTCTGCGCTTGACATTTATGCAGACGAAATGACCACCTCTTCTGAATTGCAAGAAATGCTCAGAATTGATTGCCCAAACGATGAAATCAAAGCAGTCTTAGAAACACTGTACCACAACGTGCTAAATGTAGATCACAACCTTTTTGGTTGGTGCAGAACAATGTGTAAATTTGGTGATTACTTTGTCTATCTTGATATTGATGAAAAGCTTGGAATTACAAATGTTATTGGTTTGCCAACTGCCGAGATTGAAAGACTTGAGGGTGAAGATAAAACAAACCCAAACTACGTTCAATTCCAGTGGAACTCTGGAGGTCTTACATTAGAGAACTGGCAGGTCGCTCACTTTCGCATTCTAGGGAATGACAAGTACACGCCATATGGAACCTCGGTGCTTGAGCCAGCCCGTCGTATCTGGAGGCAACTGACTCTTATTGAAGATGCAATGATGGCTTATCGCATTGTTCGCTCACCAGAGCGTCGTGTTTTTTATATTGATGTTGGAAACATTGCTCCGCAAGATGTTGAGCAGTATATGCAGAAGGTTATGACACAAATGAAGCGCAATCAAGTTGTTGATCCAACAACTGGTCGTGTTGACCTTCGTTATAATCCAATGTCTGTAGAAGAAGACTATTTCATTCCAACTAGGGGAAGTGTTAGTTCCAAAATTGAAACCCTTGCTGGAGGATCTTATACTGGGGATATTGATGATGTAAAGTATTTGAGGGACAAGTTGTTTTCTGCTATTAAGATTCCAGCATCTTATCTTACAACTTCAGCAGAAGGTGGAGAAGATAAAACAACTCTTGCTCAAAAAGACATCCGTTTTGCGAGAACAATCCAAAGACTGCAAAGAGTTATTATCAGTGAATTAGAAAAAATCGGCATTATCCACTTATATACACTCGGGTTTAGACAAGAGGATCTAATTTCTTTTAGCCTTCAGTTGAACAATCCATCTAGAATTGCTGAGTTGCAAGAGCTTGAGCATTGGAGAACGAAGTTTGAGATTGCTTCTAATGCAACTGAAGGATTCTTTAGTAAACGCTGGGTTGCTCAAAATATCTTTAGTATTTCTGATGAAGAATTTATTAGAGTACAAAGAGAAATGTTCCACGATAGAAAGTTCCAAGCCCTTCTTGATGCTGCTGGAGAAGCAGCGACATCCGAAGGCGGAGCAATGGGCGGCGGAGG